TTATCGCCAGAAAAAGCATTTTTAATTGCATCTTTTATGCCGTTAAACAAGTCGCTTAAAGCGTCTCTTATCTGCCCTGGAAAATTTTTAAATGCAGTAGCCAAGCCTTTAAATAAACTTGCTATCTGATCTCTTACCTGTAAAAAACCGTCTGTAAATTTAGCGCCAAGATTCTGAAAAGCGCCATTAAATTTATCTGCAATAGCGTTTATGGTATCTCTTATTTGAACAAAGGCACCAGGAATTGACTGAAACAAAGTAGAAATAAATTCAATTACTAATTTAACCCTAGTAATTAATTCCTTCATTGATTTTAGTTCATTTAGCAAAGGATTATTTTTAAATACGTAGTCAAATGCAGATCTTAATTGATTTGCAAACGTTCCAAAGAAATTTCTAACGCTTTCTGCAAATCTACCTATTTCTGCCTTTGTATCAGCTACACCTTTCTTAAATGCATCAGACAACTCGCCGCCTGATCCGCGTAATCCGTCTCTTACGCCTAATGCAATAGTTTTAATTAATCCTGGCAGTGAAACAAGGTTTTGCCCTAGCTTACTTAAAAGATCAAAGATACCTACTTCGTCGATAACTTTTTTAATAATTGGTCCGATGACTTCAGTTAAAATTCCATTTAAAGCACCAAGGTTAACGTTAACATTCTCTAAAAATTGAGGTATCCCTTTAACAAAACCCTGGATGTTCTTTTTGTTTTCTTCAGGTGCTTGGCCTGCAAGCTTAACTAATTCTGAAATCAAACCACCGACAACTGGTATTTTTGAAATTAAATTAGCAACTGTATCTGCTACTGAGCTTGCACCAGCCGCGCCATTAGCTACGCCAGCTACAACAGTTGCACCAATATTTGCAGCAATAGTTCCAAGATTTTTTGTTATTTCTGATTTAAGATCTGATGCAGCATTTGGGTCTAATGACAGTTTAATTTGCTGAAATATATTTGTATTTTGGAGAATTGTAGATATTTCTTTTTGACGGTCCTCTATTTCCTTTTTCTGTCTGTCAGAAGCTTCCTTAGCGGCGTTTAAAGACTCTTTGTGATATTTATCTTCAGCGCTTCTTAGATCCACCAAAGCTTCTTTGTATGCTTTGTCATATTGCTGAAGTATTCTTTCTCTTAATTCGTTTGTTTCTTTAGAGGCTCCGCCAGCTTCTTTTTCAATTCTTTTAAGTTGAGCTAGATCTTCGTCTCTTTTAATTTGTATTTTTTCAAATGCGCCTGCTGTTTCATCAATTACTTTCTTTTGTAAAGCAGCAAGACTTTTTAAAGCGGCCTCTCTTTTTTCATTAGCCTTCTTCTCTTCTTGAACAGTTTTTTCTCTTGCCGCGGCTGCTTCTTGCTCTGCTTTTGAGAGTTTTTCAGTGGCGTTTGCCGCCTTTAGAGTTATTTCCTCTATTGCTTTAGCTAGTTCATCAAAACCTTCGTTAAACTTCTTTTGTCCTTCAACTCTATCTTTAAAGAATGTTTCAAACTGAAGGCCTAATTTCTCCAACTCTTCAGCTTTCTTTTTGCTTTCTTCTCCACCAAAAACTTTCAGGAAAAGTTCAGCCGATTTAATGGCCGCAGCACCAAAAACCAATAAACCGTTAGAAAGTATCTGAAAGCTTTTTATGGCAAGTCCTGTGCCCTTTACCATTTCATTAAGACTGAACAAAAATATTTGAGCGGATGTGGTTACGAACTTACTTATCTCGCTAGAGTTGTCATTAATTGACGTCTCTAGTTCTGAGAATATTTCAGTTAAACCCTTTATTGTTGCTATCAATGTCGGGTTTTCTATTATTATTTTACCGATAGCTTCTTGAAAATTGCCGTAAGCGTTTTGTGCTTGTTTTAGAGCACCTGCATAAGTATCTATTTGTGCGGCGGCTGAACCGCCAAACGCCTTTTGTACTGCTTTAATTCCTTCGCCAGCAGCTAGTGCTTCTTTTGATACGCCAGCAAGGGCCGCTTTCAATACAGGTGATTTTCCCGTGATGCCGTCATAGGTCTTACCTAGTTGTTCTACAGATGAAGCTAAACTATCGCCCGTAACAGCCGATAATTCAGTTGCTGCTTTTACTAGATCTTTTGATTGCTCATTGCTTAAACCCATAGCCTTGGCGACTGCGAGTTGCGATATAACTAAATCGTCACCGAATTGAGTGGTTTTTTCTAGTTCATCAGCAAAAGCAGCAAACTGCTCTAATGTCTTAGTTGAAAACTCACCAGTAGCTTTAAGCTGTTGACCAAGAGAAGCCATTGCTTGCTCCTGATCAACTGCCGCTTGTATTCCTGAATTAAAGAAGTCTACAACTTGTTTACCAGCAAATACGGCTATGGCAGCAGCAGCAAATTTTTGAATAGTCTTTAAACTATTAGTAAGGCTATCAATGCTTCTTTCGGCTGATTTGGTATCGGCACCGATTGAAAAATTAACGTCGTTTGCCACCTTTAACCGCCTTTTGCATTTGCTCTGATTTAATTAATTCAAACTTAAGTGCAATTTCGCAAAATATTCTAGCTTTATAAATACTAAGTTCCTTGATCGAAGAAGTGTAACCTAGTTCAGCTAACTTTTTCCGTTCTAGAAACTCAATAACAAATGGCGTATACTCATTAAAGAAATCTACCCCGCGAACTACTGCCGCCGCCGCCCTGCGTACAGCTTCGCTATCTATTTTCCCAGAGACAACTGTCCTGAGATAAGAGCCATTGAAATCTCAGGCAGACAAGCCGAAACAGGACCATCCATTTTAATCTTCTCTAAACTATCAAAAACGTAATTGTCTTCTAATCTAACAATAGAAGACGATACGAAATATTTACTTATATGGTTTCTGGAAAAATCCTTAGCGAGTCCTAGGAGAGCAATCATCTTTTGAGATTCATCGCCAGACATTGCAACGGTCTGAGCTTCCATAAAATCTAGTCGATCATCGTAAGAGATAGGCTTAAGCGTGATACTTCCGCTGTATTTAGCCGGTGCTTCTTCGCTTGCTTTACAAATTGTTGGAACAAACTCACATGCAAAATTCATAATGTATCTCCGTGGTTAAAATGATCTGGGTTTTTTAAAGGAACCCAGCCAAACCTTTTACCGATTAAAGCTGACCGATGTAAAACTCTGGAGTTCCAGTATCAGAAACGAATGGCTGTAGTGTCAACTGGAGTGAAACTAGACCTTCATCGTTAGTGATAGAGATAGCAGTAATTTTAGATTGTGGAGCGTAGCTATAAACTACAGTTCCAGGAACCCAGTTTCCGCCATTTTTAGCACCCATGGTTGTTTGGAATCTGATTGAATCGCCTTTTCTGAAACGAGCCATTTGGATAGCATCATACTGATTTAAAAGCGCTGTTACAGTGATTTCAGCTTCTCTGCTATTGATAATAGCTGCACTTCTTCCAGATTCTGAACAAATATCTTCAACTTTTCTTACACCTGAAGATAAGGAAACAGAAACCTCTGAAGGGTTAAAGCAAGCGTAATCGGTAGCGTTTCCAATCATTACTTCTTGATTTTTAGCAATGATAGGTGCAGTAGGATCAAATACCGGTGTATGTGGAGCTGCATATGATTGCGCATTATCACTACTGTAACCAGTAGTTGCAGGTGATCCGGTATCGTTTGCAGAAACAATAAAACCTATTTTATCACCAACAGTATTAGCTGCATTTGCTCCTGTATTCCATAGAAGAGATAAAAGAGTTCCTGTAGATGTAAACTTAAATTTACCACTTGCATCAAGATATTGGCAAAGATGAGTTTGAGCTGTACCAGATGAATTCATTGCTATTGTAAGTGCTTCTGCCAATTCGTGTGGATCTTTATACCAACGAGCTGTAATTGCAGCCGCAAAAGTACCAGTGTCATCAGTAAAATCAATAAATCTATCGCTAGAACCAATTAAAATTGGATCAAAGAAATAACCAAGAGCGTCAAACCCAGCTGATGCATTAACTGAATCATTTGCTGTAAGTGTATAACTAAAATCATTTATTAAAGCGCCGGAAACAGCTTGAGTTGCTCCACCATTACCGCCATACCACCAAAGAGATAGGCTAGGATGATTTTCGTTTGCTGGACTCCAATAAACAGGTTTCCCTAAACCAACTGAAGTACCAGGAGCATTTGGCAAGTTAAATGATGGTACAAAAGCGTTTGTAGTTACAGAATCAACTACCCTAACACGGTAACCATTTACAGGGTCTTTGATCAAAACACCGTAACCTTGCGCCAAACCAGCTGCTAAAGCACCTGTTACGTTAATTAGTGATACAGTAGATGAAGCCGCTGTAACTCTTTGAGTGCCTTCGATGATTTGAGTACCAAAAAAGCTTTTTGCGATATCTGACCATTGAGGTGCAGCACCTTCAGTGCCGGAACCTTTTAGGTAGAATGAAAGTGAAGCTGTTGGATTTTCGCCGCCTTGAATAGACGCTGCTCTACCAATCGAAGCCTTGATTTCAAGGTTTTCAATTTGATCATAATTTGGCTCAATACTAAAATCATCTTGAAGTGGAACATAATCTCCACTTGTTTGAGGTACTCTTAAAAGATTTTGCGTAACTTCAGTGACTACGCCTAAAACTGAATTTCTGCTGGAAATAGTAGCCATTTAATTCTCCCTAAGGTGTAAGATCTTCAAAATATTCAAAAGCGAAATTAGACTGCAAAACAAAGTATCTTGAATTCTCCAACGACAGAAATTCAAGACCATTGTCTCCGACGTAGCGAGCCCTTGCCGCTTTATTATTTAGGCTAGGATCTCTTTCAATAGCCCTAATAATAAGAAATTGATCTTCTAAAATGTCTTTTTCTATAGATTCTCTTCTGTTTGTATCATGCTCTGTTGATGACACCTGTCTTGTAAGAACTATAGCCATTTCTCTATCTATGCTTAACTGACAACTAAGCAATCTTTCCGTATTTGTCCCTGGTCCAAAAGCAATCGCAAAACCTTTTTTAAGGATTACATTTGAAGTTTTTTCAATCTCGTAAGGATTAGGAATTTGTTTATATCCAGCTATTGAAGCCGCTATAATAGACTCTAATTCTTCTCTAATGTTTGTAATTTTAGTCATTACTACCTAGTAAAAAATGTTTGAGAATGACGCTGCTCTACTGGAGATAAAAAACCATCTCCATTCCTGTCAGTCTCAAAATACTTAAGGTTTATTGCCTTGATATAAGATTCTAATGCTAATTTCTTAGCTTCATTGTATGCGGAACCTAGCCCGCCGTAAATGATTTCTGCAGTTTTATGTATGCTTGCCTCAATTAAAAGAGACCAATCAAAAAGCTGCTCTCTTCGCATGATAATAGACTTTGACCTTAACTCACGCTCAATAGCTTCTGCAGCTGAAATTCCTTGGTCTAACCAGTCAGTTTTTCCAGTTTCAAAAGCTGACATTAAATCAACGTTCATTAAATCTGGGTAAAATGTAGCCAGATCATTATCAGTGCTATAAAGACTTCCTATATATGAAAGGCTTGTCTGAGCTTTCCAGTCAGCAGACCAAGTCCACTTAGACCAGAATAAATCATATATAAAAGTACCAGTTAAGTTTGGAATATCGTTTGAATCTTGTTCAGATCCCCAACCTCTATCGTCTCTGTCTAAAACAAAAGAAATAGACCCATTTTTAAATAAAGAAGTGTCATGCAAATGGCTTTCTTGTGTTTCATCAATAACATCTTTAGTAGGAACCCAAGAATTACCATCCCAAACAGCTATAGAAGCATTTGATGATAAATTGTTAGTTGTGCCAACTTTAAAATATCTACTATTGAATGGTAGTTCTGTGCCTATGTAAATTGAATCAGTAGCTGATTTGTAATCAATTACAACATTGTGAGCGCCTCTAAAATCATTTAAAGGCTTGGAAATATCTTTTAGAATCCCATTGTCGCCCCAGATAACACGCTGTTTTCTATTCATTATTTTACCTTTAACCTAAAACTTTGTTCCAAATACCTGATTTATTAGCCCATACATCTTTTGCAAGTTGCCATGCTCCACCAGAATACACATAAGCTTGTGTAACTAAAAACCAACTACCAGCCGCATATGCATATAGTAAAGTTAGGTACGATGTACCTTGCCAACTTCCAGTCCATTTACCTGAATTGTTTCCCTGCCACGCCATTACGTCCCATCCGTGGATGTAATCGTTCTAGCTCCAGCGGTATCAACGGTTCCAACTATTCTGTTTTTTGTTCCATCTATTGATTTATAAATAGTTTGAATATTGCTGTTGAGACCTGTTGCCGGGTTGGCTACATATGCATATATAACCCTGAGCATTTGAGCCGCAGTCATTGAACTCTCTAGTACCGTATCCAGTGGATTACCTGAGCCGTCAACTGTTTCAGTTTTCAAAGCAAATTGTCTAACAACTTCAATTGAAAACCCGCCTCCAGGGAAATTAAATGGGCTACTGTTATCATCAGTTAACAAATTTTCTACAATCGTAAACGTATAATTTTGCGCATATGGCCTTATTTTCCAACCATTTGTTAAAAAGAAATACGGAGTAATAAATACACTTCCGCCGAGTGGGTCACCGCCTACAGTAGTAAAAGCCTGCAAAAATTTTGCATTTGAAGAAGTAGCAACCCAATCTTTCCATCGTGAATAGATGTAGGTAGCTGTCAGAGTTGTGTCTGAAGCTCCTACTTCTATTAATTTTGCAGGACCATTGAAAGTTATCGCCACAAATTCACCCGTAAATTATGGATTCTCGTAGTTACGCTCAAGACTTGCTACTAATGAAACTGAGTTAGACGCAGATCTAGTTATTAATCCAGTAGCTTTTACGTATTGGCCAGTTGATAACCCTATGGCAACAACTGTGATAGCAGCATCAGTTCCCGCTGTTCTTCCGCCTTGTACGTTTGTGTCATAAGCAAAAGTAAGACTCACACTAGAGACTCCACCAACAGTTCCAGACATCGGAGAACCAGCATCATTATTAACCAATAATGCATTTGTTGTACCGTAATTTCCGGCTGGATTTGTTGTATAGAATACCCTGTATACTGCATCAGCGTCGTTTTTTAAGTTATCGCCAAACTGAAGAATTAAAACAGCTGTGTATGGGAATGTTCTTTCTGTTCCTGTGTCATCAACCATTACAATACGGTTAATGTCAGCTGTCAGGAAGTTATCTATATATGTACCGCCAGTGCTATCTAGCTTGGTCTTTAAGGTATCACCAACAAACTGCAAAAGTTCATTTGTGACCTTACCATTTTTAGTGCCAGCACCACTGTCGATGTCTGCATTCTGACGAAGTAAACGCTGAACGCCTTCATAAATCTGTTCTGCTGTCTTGTTATTGCCGTTGATAATTACATGAAAATCGCGGTTTACTCCGCCAATGCTTCTTTGCTGTGCTGCTGCATACCATGTAATGGTGACGCCGTAGCCAGAAACGGTTGTATCATTATTAGTAACTTTTAAATCAGCTGAGTTGGCAAGCGGGAAACGATATGCTTGATAGGTCATATCAGTAACGCCGATATCAGTCAAAGCAGCACTTGCATAGGACTTTTGGTACTCGCGTACAAATACTTTCATGTAATCGCGATAATCAAAATTCCCGTGAGTAGCATCTCCGTAAATTTTTACTGACTGATTTACCGGACCTTGAAGCTGCATATTTGTTGAAGATGCGCCCAAAGCTTGCTGAAAGTATGGCTGGTCAGTTGCGCCTATGCTACCAAGTGAAATAATTCCAGCCCACTCTTCCAGAGAAATACCAGCAGTATCTTTAACAGCCCAGCCACCGCTTCTTATTAAGTATCTGGTTGTGTCATTAAAAAAATCCCAACCAGAAACCAATTCAAACTGCTCGTCTGTAATTGGAATCATTGGAAAAGCAAATTTCACATAAGTGCTATTAGATTTCCAAAGCTCTTTTAACTTTGAATAAACACACTTTAACGTAACACCATCGTTTGAAAGATTGCCAGTAACGATAAGTCTTACAGTCTTGGCCGTCGTATCTATGACAATTTCGGTGCCGTCATTTAAATTATCCGGGTCAAAAATAAGCGCCATTCTATATCTCCTATGGGTTTAGATATTGACGGTCAATAATTTGGCTTATTGGAATAGATGTTCCTGTTGAAGTTAGCGTAGAACTCAATTGAAAGTTTTGATAACCAATACTCACAATGCTAACTATAATGGGAATATCTGAACTCCAACTATAGCCATAATTGAATGTGCCTGTAGTTACGTTCTCTTGTCCCGCAAGCTCACTCATGTCTGATACTTTATAGATTCGAATCTCTGTATTATTTTTTAAATTTGTAAGCTCAAAATTGGCAAGAACCGGTGGCTGATAATATGTGCCGTCATCAGCTTGAAAACGAGAAAATCCGGCAATACCGTTATCAGATCCGTCTACAATACGAACGCCTTTTAATGTCGTTCCGGCAGACCCAAATAATTGACCTCTTTGAGTTTCAAATGATGTACCTGCAACGCTAATCATAGATGGCCAAGCCATATTATGAAAACTTGCATTTAAACTGTATGAATTTTGCGCGGTATTCCAAGAAATCCACTGCGCAATCTGGGCTGGAGTCGAAGAGTCAGTAACAGTAATCGTAATACTATATTGCTTACCGTTCCAGGTAACAGGACTTGCGCCGTGGTTTGTTACCGTGATCCCCAAAGCCCCTGGATCAGTGTTGGAAATGGCGTTATCGACTTGAGCGAGAGGGAAGGCCGCGCCTGATTCGGTCAACGTGAAAGGTGCTTCGAATTCCGTGTATCCCGGTTTGCGGACACGGAGTGTTACCGCCGCATCCGAGTACCAAGCTGGATAGAGCGTTGGGGATGTGCTTGGATTTCTGTCCAGAAGCTTGCCGTCACTATTTCTAAAGATGGCCGCCAGTGATCCAGATTGGATGCTAGATAATGTGACGGGCGGCTCATTGTATGGATAGTAGTTGTTCGTGACATCGGATGCCGAGGTCGTTCCGACGATGCTGATTGCCCTGAGAAGGTTGGCCGTGTTGGCCGTGGCGCAGATTGCCCGAATCCTGACCTTGACGCCACCGGGCGATATGCCAGTTTCCGCCGACAGGTTAGCGCCCGACAATGTTTTGAATGTGCCGCTGAATCCGGTGCCCTTATCAAGGTCGTACTGGAGCGTGAAGTTGCCGGTGTTTGTTCCGTTGAGGATCGGCGCAGTGTTTGCAAAGGCTGTAAGCCCTAAAATCCAGTAGTTCCATGTCCATGTTACTTGGTCGTTCAAGGCGCGAAGCAAAAGCCCGTTGTTGCCGTCGCGTTTGATCGAGCCAACGTCATCAGTGTATGCGTTGGTTGAAAACTCGCTTGCTGATTTTTCGGTGCCGCAGTTGACGGTTAGCCATACTTCTGTTGCGGACACTTCCTGCTCTTGAAAGTGAGTGCCGAAGGCTAGGAACTGTGTGGCAGTGTTGGGAACAGATGGGATAGAAGTATAAGCCTTGCCGCCGCCCGCTGCTAATCTTTTGTAAAATGTAGTATTTGACCCAGTAGGGAAAGCCGCTTGATCGCTGTAGTTGCTAGCGTTGCCGCAATCGCTTACAAAAAGCTCGTCGCAGCTACCTACATTGTACGCCGTATCAACCCCTTGATTTCCAGCCGCTTGATAGAGCCGATTTAAGAAAATTCGCTTGCAGTTTTGTACCTGTACTAGACGTCTTCCCCCCGTAATATCAAGTGGAGTGGCCCGGCTTCCAATATTCCTAATTCTAACATTCGATGACTGAGAAACAGCGTTTATAATGTAAAAAGTCGGCGGGACATTTGATTGCCAATAAGATGCGCCGTCAATGAGCACATCGATACAGTTTGTAAGAGTTATAAGGAATTGATTTCCCGTTGCGGCGGCGCACGTCTTCGCGTCAAATTTTATATTTGTAATTTTAATGGCACTAGTGCCTGTGATCGTGGCAGTTGTGCTGCCTGCATTACCAACAAGTATCGGATTTGTAATTGTGACATTTGTGCAGTAACTGATGTCAAAAGGGGTAATCGTCGCGTTAGATATGAGTAGCGGATTCTCTATTAATATCTGGTCGCTAAAAGAGACACCAAAACCGTAAGTACCTGAAGTCGCTCCGCTCGATCTAAAGGAGCAACAATCCTTAAATGTAATCTTCTGGCAATATGATGCTACAAAATGCAAGCTGTTGACGCTCAATCGACTAGCCGCACATTGTTCGTAGTAAACCTCTTTATTGTTTACTACTAGTGCGCTGCTACCGCCTTCATTGAACGCCGACTCAATTCCTGTACAGTATCTAGCACTTAGCAATGACGACCCAGAAGCACCAAAAGACCCGCAAAAAGCTGTGTACTCAAGATCAAGAATCCCTCCGCTAGACTGAAATGAGTACCTGTTAAGCGTGGTGGCATTTAATGTGTTGGCATTCCAATTTACGCTCGTTGAACTACTAACGTGGATGTTTGGGCAACGGATTCTTGCACCGCTTGGTGGAAGTTTACCAAAAGTAGCACCGCCGAATGTAATCAAACCAGCGGCGGAACATGTGAAGAACCTGCCTCGGTCATCGGTTGCTATGTTAGTAGCTGAGAAATCAGCCGCAGGGCATAAACCCCACCACTCATATACGCCACTGCCACTAGCTGTTTCGACTTGAATAGCAGGGCAAAATTCAGAAACGTAATATTGTAGGGTTTGCCCAGATGAACCTGATCCCGTACCAAGTAGAAACATGTCTCCACGAGTTGTAATCTTTCCAAGCGTTGGAGCTAATGCCCTACCGGTGGAGCTGTTAGTCCCTTCCTCGCCAACGAAATGCACCCACCCACGTTGACCGCCAGTTGCCGAGTTGATCGTGATCGTTGCGCCACCGGTAAACGTCAAAACGTCATTATCTGCCAGCGTTGTCGATTTAGTTCGCAGCTTCACAAAGCCACTAGCGGGCATAGCGCCGCCAGCCGTCGAGGGTGCAACACCAAGGGCAGTGAACACGCCTAGAAATTCGCCAACGTTTGATGCGCTTCGCGTTACGTCTGGTGTACCGCGTGTCCCAAGCGAAGGGACGTTGCCGCTAGATGCGTCGAAGGGAACCCACCACGTCTCCCTGGCGTCTATATTTAACTCGCCTTCCGTTATGTCAATGTCACCGATTACAGCCGCATTCTGTCCCCACCGAACATCAGAGTTAATGGTAAGAACTGCACCGGAATTGATCGTGATGTTTTCGCCATTCAATAAGGCAAGGTTTGCTGCATCATCGAAGTTGCTTGAGGTCAAAACTGTAATATTAGCCATTACTCACCCACAAGTTCCATGATTGCCAAATAATTGAAACTAATTAGCTTATAATAAATGTCTGAGATTTGCTTAATCCTATTGATCTTTATGATATCGCCATCAGGCATGATGATTGTTTTTTGATTTGATTCGATAGATATAATTGCGCCACGATGTTGGCTGTCTGTAGTCTCTATAATTCTGTAAATCATAGGTTTAAATCCTTAGCCAAAGATCGCCAGTGTTGCCAGCCCCACTTGGAGTATCTGTGCTAATTGTAATGTTCTTTGAAGAAATAGTTCCAAGGTTTTGTACTTTTGTATATTGAGCAGAAGTCAAGTGATAATATTCGCCTGTTGTACCGCCTTGAAGTCCAGTCAAACTATTGTGACTTCCTCCGCCACCACCGCCAGTAGAAGTATTTACCAAGTCAAGGCAGCCAGTAAGAGGATTAAATTTAAATGGCATTTAAGACCTCACTGCTGAAACTAAATTTTCTTTTGTTGAATCAATATAGGTAACTGTAACAACTGATTTTGTAATTGTATTCAATTTAAACGTATAAACTTCAGTTGAGTCAGTTGGATATGTAACTTGAACTTCATCATAAGATTCAGGAGCTAAACCACCGGCTAATGAAACCCTAACAGATGTTTTTCCTTCATCAGTTTCTATAAATTTAGATTTTTCAAGAGTGTTTATATTCTCGTCAAGAGCCATTTAAAAACCTCATGAAAGTTAAAAAGGTTGGCAAATAACCAATAGATCAAATGCCAACCTTCTATCTAAATAACTATTATTGCTTCATCAATCCGATTACAAATTCAATTTTGCCAGCAGTCAAAGCAGCTGTAGCAATTGTCATAAGAACTTTATCGCCAGAAAACAATACACATGGAGTAGGCAATACATTTGGAGTGCCTTCTACAGCAACTGGAACAATGGTTGAACCAGCTGTTAAGTTTGCAACTGCGCCTTGGGTAGTATTCATGAATCTGTTAGTGTTGCCGGTAACGCCCCAAATAACAGTAGCTGAACCGCCAGAAGTACAAGTTGTCTTAACTGTAGCGTGAGCGCTTACAATAACCATACGCTGTGAAGCTGTTAGGATATCGTAGAAAGTAGCTGTTCCGCCGTCTACTGCGAAATCGTAAGTATAGCGAACATACTCAACTTGATTTCCAAATCCTGGTGCTTCAGTACTAGCATCTTTTAAAACTGCCATGTCTCATTCTCCCTTATTCTTTGTTTTAGAAACTTTTTTAATAGGATTCGTTGGGATAATCCAAGCAATATGAGCGCCACCCATTGCATATATAGTTACAATTCGAAACGGCAACTTTATTTGCTTTAATTGCGCTTGTAATTCATCAGGTGAATTTCCCGTAAGAAATTCAATCTTAGAATTCTCGCTTAGACTATCCCCTAAAAATTCCATGAGTAAACCTTAGCTGTTATAGATAACGATTGCTTTTTTGTCGCCGTCGATGCCTTGCTTAGCGCCTACTACTAGACGAACCGAAATAACGTAACCGAATTGCTTATTAGAATGCAAATCAGATACTTTGATTTCAGGCATTGTCTGCATAACAAGGTGCAAAAAGTCTGGATGGAATGCAAGGCCGATATCTTCAGAACCAGTTACGAAGCTTGGCTTAACAGTAGAAGAAAGTGAATTGTCTTCTAGGATGTTAAAACCAAAACGCTGACGAGCCATCTGGCCGCCGACAACTGGAGATTCTGCGCCAACGTAATCACTAGAAGTCAAAGTCTGAGCGTTAAGAAGGTCAGTTGTATAGCTTGGGTCTGCAAGCAACCACCAGCCGCCAGCTTTTGCCCATTTAGCTTGTGCAGCAAGTTTACGAGCGTTATTCAAAGCAGATGCGTTGAAGTCTGTAACGCCAGAAACACGGTGTGCAGGTGCAGAAAATGAAGGAAGAACTAGGCTGTAAAGATACTTGTTAAGCTCAAGCTCAACAGCTTCCATTAAACCCTGGCGGATTTTAGAATCTTGCGCGCCAATTTGAGATTTGAGTGCAATAAGGTCGTCAAACTCGTAACCAGCAGAGATAACTTGGTCAGCTACGATATCGACATAGCTAGTAGAAAGGGTAGAAGTTGTGAAAGTCTCATGTCCAGAACCTACAGATTTACGCTGTGCGGTTGGGCGGTTGACTTGGCTAACTCTTACGCGGTCGCCTTGCGCTCTGATTTCGCCTTGGTAAGATTTGTTTACCAAAGAAGCGAGCAAAGTGTTTTCTTTCAATTGGTCCATAAACGCTGGTGACCAGAAAGCTTGAACCTGATTCTGAACATCTGCCAGTAAAGTTGCACTCATAACTTCTCCTAAAAATTATTTTGGTATTTGTACCCGGCCTTCTTTTACAGCAGCCCATTTAGCTGGGTCGTTGTACTTTAAAGCCTTCCACGTTTCATAATCCATTTTAGAATTCGGGTTACCTTGTGGTGCAGCGTTTGGCATATTAGGCATTTGGCCAGGGACTTTAATCGTCTCTGGGTACATCTTCCTATAATCCTCAACTGCTTTTGCTACCGTCATTTCATCTACAGCCTTGGTCGTTGGGTCAAGAGCGATAGAATCAAGCGGTATCAAAGTCCAGTAATGTTCCGGTAAATCGCCACCAAGTGTTTTTAAAAAAGAGTCTATTTTCCTAGCAAATACACGTTCAGAATCGACCTTACTTAATTTATCTTGAGCGTCTTTTAGTTCTTGCTCTCGATTCTTAAGTAGCTGCTCGTAGTTCTTTTGACGTTCGAGTTCTTCGTTTTCACGTTGACGCTCTTTTGCCTCAAACTCTTCTAGCTTCTTTTCAGCAGCTGCAGCGCGTTCAGCTTCTTTTTTCTTTTCAGATAAAAGTCTTTGATGTGTTTCGTAGGCAACAACGTCTTTTCTCTGAGTAGCATCACCGACGCTAGTCTCATCGCTCCCACCGGAAGCATTTGGCGTGACTGTCATTCTAAAATTCTCCCTTTATTAAATCATCTATTCTTAGACTTGACAAGGTCTCTAAAATACTTGTCAAATGTCTTAACTACTTGGTCTATCTCTTCTTTAGCTAGGAACATAAATGGCCTAGCTCCTGAAACGTACCCAGCAACGTTTTTATTTCTTTGGCTATCAAATGTTAAAATTACTGATTTACCTTGTCTCTTTTGTACCATTCCCAAAAGCATTTGGCCTGTGAAAGTTAAATTTGATTTACCTGGATTAGTAAAAGATGAAAGACGCCCACGGTTACGTCGTCTGAATTTTATGTAATTACCAGATAGAGGTTTAAGCCTTTGCTTAGATCCGCCCTGCTTAGAGACTCCGTACCCCTGAATAGTACGCTTTCTGATGATATCAATTGCGATACGACCAACAGGCTCCAAAGCTTTAACACTTGATTCCTGCACGATCTTTCTGAGGTTTTTATTTAATTTTGCAATGTCAGATAGAAAGCTCATAGTACCCCAAGTGATCTAAGAGTTTCTGTGTAGCCTCTATGCTTAACTTGTACTTCTTAGCAACTAACTCCCTAGCTTTCTGGTGCGGTCTATTTTCCGCTTCGAATAGCTCAAAGTATTCTAAGAAATCGTCTTCAAGCTCGTTCAATTTAAAGTGTCCGCCTTAAACTCACCGCACCAATCGTCATGTGCTACGTTAGGAAATCCAACAGCAGGATGCACTTCGTCCTCGCTGTCCATCATAGTCATAAGAGTAGGCGGATAGCGGTGACAAAATTCATCCGAGTAATAGATACAGTCCTCGCATTTACTCACTTAAACTCCCTTAAGATCTCTTCTAACTCAGACTTATTAATACCTAGAAACGGACGCTTTTTACTGTTGCCATCAGCTTTATCGTTACTAAATGTTCCGTTCTCGAAGCCGATTAAGATCTGGTTACCGCGTAAAGAAAGTATTCTCATCTCATCTAACATATCGCCAGATAGCTTAAGGTTTACTTCACTAGCAGACTTACCAGCTTCCTTAAACGCTGCTGACTTAATGTAGGCTTCCGAGTATTTCGGGAAATTAAACCGCCTACCGTTCTTAATCCCAACACCGTCTAAAGTACGCTCTTTGATATACTCTAGAATTTTTAAAGCAATCTCTTCGCGTTCGGACTTAGCTAAATCAAAATCCTCAGGCAGTTCAATCTTGGTCTTCATCCATGCCATTTGGAACCTCTTCTTCTTCCTCCATATCATCTGGAGTCTCGATAACTTCCGTTAGAATTAAATCAGACATCAGCTCATCAATTTCTTTATCTGACATATCTGGATTGATTCGTTTTAATGCGCGGCGGCGGTCGATTAATCCAGCCTTCATTTCTTCGATGACTTCTTTGACTAAATCAGAGCGGCGCTGCATTGAGATCTGTTCAGGGAAGTTGACGCTTACATATGACGTTGGTCTAAAGAACGTGCGGTTTTCGATCATGCCAGTGCTAGACCATACTGGATGCATCTTGTGCAGTACCAAATCCCACAATTCCTCTTCTGCAGTCTTGAAGTAAGGTACTTGCTCTTTACGGTCCTCGGCAGTATCCGCTTCATCAATCATCTTAGAGATACCAGAACTAAAGTTAGTTCCATTGATATCACCAATCGCACCTGGCCTAATGCCGCGTGAGTTGAGCCAGAAAGCTAATTGAGATGCGATCAAGTTTAGTGAGCCGTCAACGTCCATCTCTGGTTTGATAGATCCGATCTGAGGTTTAGACTCCACGCCTATCTCAGACTTGAAAGTCCAGAAGGCATTAGGTGACATCTTCAAACCTTCGTCAGATACATCGATACCGTACATTATAGAAAAGGCTTGAAACATAGAAGCGTAGTTAGTGTCGGCAAGTAATGTCGGTATAAGGATTGACATTCGTTTTGTGTCTGAATCTTGAATCGGCATTGTCGAGTCGCTTGATCTGTTGACGTATACAGCCGGGATTGCGCCATATACGTTAATGCCTTGAGGATTATTTTCAGGCGCGTAAAGCTTAGTAATGTCACGCTTATCCTCATCAAAATAAATGAAACGCTCTTTATCAATAGCTTTGAAATACCTTCTAGGCTGGCCTGTGGGTGTTGCCTGATATTTACCTTCGTAGGTAACAACGCAACTCATTACAGTTGGGTCGGTGCGGTCGTATGATACGACAATGACTCGGTGCGACGGGATAACTCTTAGCTTGGCAATTCCTGGAGTAAACTCGTCAGCTTTGTATAGGTAAGGCTCAATGAGTCCTCGCTTGGTTAGATTGAAGTACGCATTGCATATCGCCATATTCTGGTTGATTTTGAAACTATCAGCATACCACTGAAAGAGTTCTTCTTCCTGAGTAGATCCGCCTTCGACTATGCGGCGCGGCGGATGCGAGTAAACCTTGGCAAGCTTATCAATAATCCGCTTTAAAATATTAATCGGCGGTATTCTAAACTGCGCTTGCATGTAACTTTGAGGCGACAACTGATTAGCTAATTCTTTTTCAACATAGCTAAGCAAGTCACCGTTGTAGATCTGATAGAGATCACGGTCGTTATCTAGATATTCATCATATTCTTTAACCTTAGAAACCAGGTAAGGAATGTCCATTTTTTATTTGCCTTTACAATTATCGCAACCAATTGGTTTCATGTAGCCAAATAGATGACCGCAAACGTATCCAAAAACAAAGACTATACCTGGAGCTTGGATGCCAGCATTAGTCAGAAATCTCGATACAGAAATATCAATGCCAACTCCGGTAGTGACGCAAATCAAGTCGTAAATCCCAAGCATGATAACAAGCGTTGTCGTTACCAAAGCAGTAGTTTTCATTGTGAATTTAATCACAGCTACCTCAGATTGTTTTGATCTTATATTGGTCTTGGCTAAGATTGTACGGGTGTTGTATGCAGTTGGTCAACTGATTACATTTGGATGGTTCTTTGATTCCTAGGAGCCATTAGGACAGTAGCAGCATACATGCCGTATCCTGCCGCAGTAGTAACGTGTTGAAACGGGAAAGCTGGACCATCGTTCTCTTGATAGCTTGCGCCTTTTAAAAGCTCAACTAACCTAAAGCCCTTGTGCAGATTAGGGCACTCTTCATAAACAAATAACCGCACTTCATTATTGGCGTTCTTCGCATATGCGTTAACCATGTTATGGCGCTGCCTCACTGGCGGGTTAGCAAGCGGCACTATTTTCCTAAAAGATATAGGCTTACCTTCTGCGGTTTTGTAGTTTGATAAGTAATCGACAATAATTTCGTAGTCATCACGCCTGTTCCTTGTATCTTTATGCTTACCACTCGCATCGCCATTTACTACAAAGTACGGACACTCCATATCTAGAATACCGCGCGCCGCCATTTCCTCTAAGCTATCTTGAGTACGCATACCCTCGATAACTATCTCTTTACCAAAATGGAATTTATCATTCACGTATTGAAATACGCATGCCGATAACGGCTTACCAACTCCGATGTTAAAGTCCCATGATAAATGAATAGGAAACCGTGGGTTAAATTCGTATGGACGTGGGATATAGTTATCGTCTGAATAAGCATAGTAAACCATGTCCTTGGCTATCTCTAACCACTCGCCATCGAGATAACGCCTTGCTCGTCTGGCATCCATGTTAGCACGTAAGCCGTCAATATACATTGGATCAAGATACGGGTTTTGTTCTGTCTTGCTGTAAAAAACATACCGCGTTGGGTGTTGCTGATTTTGATTAGGTGCAATGAAATATTCCCAAAGCCAGTGTGAAGGCGAATCTGGGTTAGTCGCAACTATCAGCACATTTTCTTTTATATGCGGTATACGTCTAAGGCGCGCTTTAATTTCTTCAAAGCCTTCTTTGTCCTCTAAATTATTTTCTGTTCCTTCCTCAATCAAAACCATTGAATAAGATCTAGAACGAGGTCTTTTGTAGCGTTTGTCAGACCAATATACACTTGTTATCTCAGATCCGTTGCTAAACCGTATTGATCCACGCGTATGATTTACGGTATAGTCTCTACCTTCGCGCAAGAAATACTTTAGCCCTTCTTTATTTTCCTCTCTAGCATCGCCTTCAATATGATCAATGATCTCTCTAAAGATTGTGGATTTAATATCTGGGAGCGCCCGCCTAACTATTGCAACACCAGCGCGTTTGTTCATCAGGCAATGAGTAACTGCCAGATGCGCGAGTACAATTGACTTCGCAGATCCATATGAACCTGAAAGCATTATTTCTAAATTGCCTGTTGAGTAGTCGAATGAATTGCGGACTAGATCTATCACGTTTTTTTGATAGGAGAATGGAATAAATCGCTGTAGGGTTGGCCTACTTTCCATTCAATCTGTATCGAAGGCAGCGCAGCGAGATTCCAAGATCTCGGGCAGCGTGAGTTTTGTTACCTTTATGCAACTCTAAAACATATCTGATGTGTTCCATAACTTTTGCTTCAAGAGAAAACTGGGGCACGTGCTTTTGTTTTTTAGGCATCCTCTTTTGTCTTTCTTTACGAAAAACATTGGAGACACTCATGCTTGACTTTCCCCATATTTTTGCCAATTCTTCTCCTGTAAAACCCTCTTCTTTTAACAAAGCAAAAGCACGAAATCTTAAAGACTTTCCTGCAAAAGAAGTACTGCATCGTCTATCTGATAATTCAGATCTATGTTTGTCTTCAATAAATTCTGAAGATCTGAGTACTCCTTCTTGTTTAGCATCCCCGCCAGGTGTCCCCGAACGACCATAAGTTTTTCGTAAAAAATCGACAAATCTTCTTTCAACAAATATTTCATCATGTTTTTTCTCTATAGCTTCTAAAATCGCATAGCTTGCAAAGTCTTCTGCAATTGAAGAAAATCCACTTTTTTTTGCATAAGATTCACAAATTTTTCTTGATTTATCCCAATCAATTTCATTTTCTAGCGATTTAAATTTAGATTTCATCCTGCCTCTTCATCGCGTTTGTATGCGAGAGAAAATTCTCCGAGCACGTCTATCTCAGCTTCGTCTTTTATTCTGCCGATAGATCTTTGCAGCAAACCCTCAAGTGCGGTAGCGCAACCCTTACTGACGCCTCTGGCAATAATTGAGGCAATATGAATCTGGAGCATTGTACTTTTAGGCGATTCAATGACTTCTTTTAATTCTTCGGGACCGTTCTTGTACAAATCTGAGATAGTCCCATTGACTTGATCCCTAGTCAGCAAGCCCTTGCGCTTACCTGAAATATTCCCAGATTGACCCGGTTTAAATCTTGTACTTACAGACGGATTTTTATTTGCCATGTAACCCACCTATATTCCTGCTTTATTCCTGGAGCCAGGATTATTTTCTCTTTTTATAGCTAGGCAAAAAATACATACCTGCCAGCAATTCTGAGTTTTTGACCATCCCTAGTCGTCTCGCTCCACGCGATATTAACTTACTTACCAAATCAGCTTGCTCAACTGGATGCATCTTAGCCAAGACTTTGCCGAGGCATAAGAGTACCTCCTTCACTTGAGCTATGCTTACCAAAACATTTTTGCCTTCTAAATCGGTTATGGCTTTAGCTAGTTGATTTAAGTTCATTATAACAGACCTTCCGTCAGATATTGAAATACGCCAACGCCAGCAAGCCCAAAGAGCCAAATGATAGCGAGCATGATCCCCATAGCTGCAGCATATTGTAGCTGGCTAAAATCGCGTTGTGCGGCGTGTTTAATAGTAGTCCCGGCTATCAGGAATAGGAATGCTGAATTGATAGCCGAGATTAGAATTCCGTATTTAAAAAGCTCGAACATTAATTTTCCTAAGAAAGATATAGGAAAAAATTACCATTGCTAGGCAACATATGTCCAACAAAAATCAGAAGGGTATTGAATCGTCTGATGGCTCATCACTAGCCGGTGATTCCTGAGACACTGGCTTAGTCAAAAACTGCACAGAGTTTGCAACGATATCTGTCCGATACATTTTAACACCGTCCTTGTTATCGTAAGTGCTATAAGAGAGTTCGCCATCAATCGCGACCATGGAACCCTTCGCGAGATACTTGCCTACATTTTCGGCAGTCTTTTTGAAGCAAACCACGTTGTGCCAACTTACCAATTCCTGACCGCCAGACTTCTTAGACGTGGCTACCGAGAACTTAGCGATATCCTCCCCTGCCTTCGATTTGAACATCTCTGGGGTTTTCCCTACTCTTCCTACAATGATCACTTTTGAAAAACTCATTTTATCTCCTTAATGGGATTCTGAATTGAATCACCAAAATGTTTAAGTTCATCCCATCGCCGCCTGGCTGCCGTGAATAAGAGCCTAGCAACGAAACTGGAGCATCTTTCGTGATTGGTAGCCATGATGACTGGCACCCCTCGCGCGATCCAACCAAGGGCCGATCCGACCGCCTGAGAGGATGTTATCTTAGACCTCCACTTGTAATGGGTCCCAGAGAGCCATAAACCGGCCTCCAGTTCGTTCCAAGTGGCCTCGACTACGATTGCCCTGGTCTCGTATGCCAAGAGCCTCTGGATCTCTTTTTCGAACCTCTCGCGTTCCCTGCCAACGCAGCCCAAGAAATCAGGTAGGGACTTGCGCTCGATTGCTACCGATTGCTCCAATCCCTTCACGCTGTAATCAGCGGTTTGCAATGTTCCAACAACAACATTAAGGGGCGAAAGATCTAAAGGTGCTTTTTCTCTACTATCTTGAATTGCAATTATATCTGATGGTTGTATGTTTTTCTTCACAACCATCCCCATCTTTTACGTCTGTAAATCTGTGAAACGCACTCAAGAGATACACCGTATCTTTTTGCAATAGACGTCATGGTAATAGTTTTAGAATCACATAAATTTCTTATTTCTAATGCAGTAAATTCATCTATTTTTGACCTTGAGTTTTTGGATCCCTTGCAGGTTGTTCCATGTCTAACAGCATCCTGCATATTCTCCTTACGCGTCCCTACAGCTAGATTATTTAAAAAATTATTATATGAATTACCATCGAGGTGCCTGACATCGTGTCCATCAGGTATTTGACCTTTAAAGCAAGTGTAAACAAGCCTATGCACATCCCAACGATTACCGGCACCTAAATAGACTGTTGAATATTGTTTTTTAGAACCGGTCCTTAACTGTTTCAATTCTCTCCAACCGTTATCTTTTCGACCAATACGAATCGCACGAGAAAATACACGTCCATTTTGCGATATGGCGTAGCGGGTATCACGTAACCATATTTTTGCTATTCCAGACTGCAACTGGTCTTCAACTTCCGCTATTATATTGACGCAGTCCATTGCATGATTCCTTGCGTAAATGGTTAGTTATAAAACCGATCAAAACCGATCAAAAATAAATACAGCCGATCATAACCCATTGATAAACCAGAAATCTGATCAAACCGATCAAAATCCTAATTCTACATATTAGTGATTGCATATATATCTAAAAAAACAATTACTATATAATAATAACACTTTTGATCAGTCTGATCAGATGATTAATAATATTAAATACTTATGATCAGTTTTTTGATCAGCTGTTGATCGGCTCCTGATCGGTTTTTTCTTCTCTGCTGTCCTTTAAATATACATCCTGCTTTTTTGCCATCTTGTAATAAGCCCACCTATTCGTCTCCCCAAGTCTCCCTTTTTCTATCCCTAAGTTGTTTTTCCAATTGTCGATGTATCTACCGCATAGCTTTGTTGAGTGAATTTTGTGGCTGGAAAAAACTTGCTGGATATCAGCAGCTGAAACGTAATCTTTTTCATTTGTACTAGTGACGAAATATTTATCAAAAAGTGAAATGTATTTTTCATCGACTACTGAAGCCTGAGCATCAGCCGTTTCTTCTACGGGAATAGGACCATGATTTGGGCAGTCCTTCTGATATAAATCTATACAGTTCCTAATAATCTCAGGCGACTCTTTTAATAGATTCTCGTAATATTTCGGATCTGGTTTTTTATTAATTGGCCCAACGTGACAGAAGATTGCACGTCTTTGATCAGCCATGCCTCCGCTAATCGCCAACTCTTCATTACTCAAAAACATAAACTTGCAATTTAGCTCTGCGCTATAGGCGTCACTATTTTTCTTTTCTAGTCTAATGCTATCGCCGCCTGTAAGTGTCTTAAAGAATCCTGAGCTAGGGAAATCAGGCTGATCGCACTCAGGAAATATGACGAGGCGTTTACCTAAGAATGAGTAAGTCCAAAAGTTGTTAATACGGCTAGGAGAAGGAACAAAGTCCGTATGACAAGATGGTCCAAGTATTGAACGGAGCAAGTAAGTAAGAGCACCCTTGCCGTTTTGTCCTTGGCCGTGCAGATATAGATACTGTTGTCTATCAGCCTTCGGATCAAACAAGCTGCCAATAAAAGAACATAACGCCAAACTATTTGAGCAGCGAGATAGAAATTCTTCAAATAGCGGTGGAGTATCAAACTTAGCTTCTGGTAGATCAAAATCAAGCCGATGAAAAGCCAGACTATCATCTGATTTAAAAGAAATAGATTTTGGTTCATCGATAGGTTCTTGCATACCTATCCACATATTAGCGACTTCCTGTGACTCCCTATAAGTAAGGTAAAGTTTTCTCTTACCGCATGAGTTAACAAAAGAAAGAATCGCGGACACCAAAGCTTTATTGTTCACATAGCACACAACTTTATTATAATTCTCAGCAACTAGTTCTTTGATGCCCGGTTTAGGCTCGCAAACATGAAATTTATGCGGCCACGGTGGGAGTCCGGGATGCAGACCATTAATTGCAGCAATAATTTCTAGGTAAGTTTCAACTTTTTTCTTTCGTGGTTTTACGACAGGAGCAGCTTCCATAGTTTTCCTCACAACATGGTTAAGCTAAGACAAGTTTTGAAAGTTTTTGATTGACAAAATAGGTGAGCAATGTCACATATGAGGCAATCGTTTTATTTCTAAAAATGCTCCTCGGTTTGCCGCCAGTTGGAGTATTTTTTTTGTCTTAACGGGATTTGAAAGACCAGATTGCTACTGACACTAAAAAGAGTCAAGCAGAAAAAACTCGTTATTTAAGCAAGTTAATCCATTTTTATGTGAGTAAGCTGTGTATTACTTGTGGATTATTTTTCTGGAATGAGAATTCTTTTTAAATCCTCGTAAGATTCCGCTACTTGAATATAACCACCGCCTATCGAATGAATACCAGTTTTAGCAGGTAGGTGCCTTGCGTCCAAGTATCCGATTTTGGATATTGCATTAATCGAAATAATCACTTTGATTTTCTCTACCTGGGATAAAAACTCTGCATTTTTCTCTCTAAAAATCTGCGTAACTTCTATGAACATCATTTAAATAAACCCCCGATATCTTTAATAATAAAATACTAGTTTAACTAGGCAAAAAAGTATAGTAGGAAATGTATTCCTAACATAAATTCAGGAGAAATAAAATGACTGAACAACGGGTTTCCCTACAGTGGGCGGCTATCTGCCTAAATGAAATCGCAGACGAGATCGAAAAGGGAGTTTCAATCAGCGATGCGCTAATGATCCAATTTTCGGAGCACCAAGCTAACATCCAGGAAAGTATTGATCGCCGCAAAGCTTTCAAGCGATATCTAAAAATGATGATTGAAGCTTGCAAGGATCAAAAAAGGTTTATCGCGGAAGAGCAGGCGAGATTTGAAACTGTCTTAGATAAATTCGAAGAAAAAACAAAAGAGATTATTGAAGCGAATCCGAATATCCCCTTTACCGATTCTTTGGGCAAGAAGGTTTCTGTGTCTCGCAACGGTACACCGCGCCTAGAAGTTGATTTTCCATTAGGTAGTAAATCATTTGGTAACATCGTCGACCTAGAGCAGGCGAGTTTTTTTGAGGTGCCATCTGAATATGTTCAGCAAGTATCGTTTCACACGTTGGACACTAAAAAGTTAAAGGATGATTTAGCTGCTGGCCATATTTTGAAATGGGCGAGATTACAATTCGGCACTCAGTTGAGAGGACTATAAACATGAGAACATCAGAACGAGTTTCAGATATTCAGGCGGCCCTATCTGCTATGCAAGGTGAGCTAAAGCCAGCGTTTAAGGATAGCGTCAATCCTCATTTCAAATCTCGCTATGCCGATTTCTATGCGTGTAAATTAGCCACCCAAGATGTTATGGCGAAAAACGGTTTAGCAGCTATCCAAGGTATTTTATCCGATCCAGAGAAAGGCTTGGTCGGTATAGAAACTCGTATCGTACACAAGTCAGGGCAGTGGATCGAAAGTGATTCCTGGTGCAAACCTAAAGCACTTTTGCCGCAAGACGTTGGATCTGCCGTGACCTATCTAAAGAGGTACGCCCTATCTGCAATGCTTGGAATAGTTGCGGATGACGACGACGATGCGAATCAAGCGCAGGGTAAGAGCGAAGAACCAGTCAAATTTCATAAATCGAATAAAAAAATTGATACCAAAGAAGACAAGTTCTTTATTGGGACAACTACGCAAGTTAGAGCCGTAAAAGAAATACTCGCTAAGAACGGAGTACCAGAACAAGATTATGAATTAATTCATAGTGAACTATTAGACAAAGAAAAAAAGTATTTGTTCGATGTAATTTTGAAGAGGTATGAACCGTGATTTATCTAATCCTTTACCTGTTTGCGGGAATAATTTTCGCCTATAAATGGTATTTCAAACACGTAAAATACGGCGCTAGCCTAAGTGAATGGAGTTTCTTTTTAATTTTGACAGTTTTTTGGCCATTTCCGTTTTTAACTGAAGTCGTTTTAAAATACATGAGGTTTTAAATGTACGATTTAAAAAAAGGAAACCTAGGAATAAATGCTGTTTGTATTGGATGCGATAAAAGATACAACGAAGGCACTCAGGATTATATAGCCATTAGTATGTGTCAGCCATGCATTGACAACTACAAATCCAGGCATAAAACCCGCGATTACTCAGGCTTTGAAGAAGCTATAGAATTAGTTTACAGCAAGCTGAAATATAGAGCGGCACCAAAAAGAAACAAAACAATTTTGGACTATCTGCGATGACTAATTACTACAAAGTGCATTTAAAGATACGAGAGTTAAACGGGAAAATGTTTGTGTTGTGTGGCAGGGATGCAGGGACGCTGGCGACTATTACGACTGATCCAAAAGAAGTTAACTGTAAGGCTTGTTTATTTAGAATGAAGACGAGTGCTGACCTACCTGCTTTTATTAAGGAAACAAAATAATGGGATTAAATATTATTGACGCCGTGAAAAGCGGGAAACGACATAGAAGAAAAGGTAATAATCTTTGGAGTGAAGCCCTTAGATCGCAAGACGTTTACTACAATGTTGAAAGCATACTTGCCACCGACTGGGAAATAGAAGAACGAAAGATTGAGATTACGGAGAGTGAGTTTGATGCTATTGCCGAAGACGTAGAAAGGTTTAACAGGAACCATCATTTGTCTGAACTCAAGAAAAGGTTATTCCCAGAATGACTAAAGAAGAATTAAACGCCATAAAAGCCAGACTATTCTCAATCTCGCCAAAAAAGATTCAAGATATCTATGCTACAAGCGAAGCAGCTTATAAATTAATCCAGGCAATTCCTCTTTTGCTTGCTTACATTTCTAGCCTAGAAAAACAAAAGCCCTAATTTCTTAGGGCTTCTAGAAATCTGACGTATCCCCCGCCTGGTCTCTAGTAAGTAAATACTACTAGTGGCCCGCCTCTCGTGTCAATATGCAGAAATCCCTTAGCAACACCGATCCCACGAAAGCCTACCCTAATAGCCATTTCAACTAGCTGACCCATCATGGTTCCGCTAGTTACTCTAATATCTACAGCCGCACCAATAAGGTGATAGCTATTCTCGGCGCCCCCACATTTTTGATTCCACATGGAACATCTGCGAGCGCTTGTAATAAATAACGGTTTCCCGTAAAGCTTTCTTAACTCATTTAACGCTGTCAAAGTTTCTACCGTCATATGTTCAGCATCGCACTCAGGTCTACCGCATTTGCAGGCAAATTCTGAAAGCTTAAACATAGTTTATAACCCCGCTAAATCAGCTTCTGCTTTTTTCTTTTTCTCGATTACTTCTGCTTTGCGTGCTTCAAGTCCAGCGATATAGTCTTTTATTTCAGACATATCTTTAGATTTTTTGCAGCGTTTAGCAATTCCATCTAGTTCAGATTTTACTGATTCACTAGATGCAAATCTTACTTTTGCTTCATCGTCATTCTTACGAAGCCAACGAATTAGCTCAATTGCTTTCATTATGAATTCAAAAAACATTGGGCCATATTTTATAAAAAATAAAATTATAGAAATGAAATTCATATTTAATACCCTTTAAAAAGAGCGGAACCAGAATGATCCCGCTCATTATTACGGAGATAAATCAGCACAAACTAAGCCCTGAGAGCTTCCTCAACTAAGTCAACGATAGCATCGTCAATCTTAGTTTCAGATTTGGAAACAGCATTTCTTAGAAAAACGATTAAATAGTCTTCGCCTTCTTTAATTAGCCCGCAAAGAAAATCAACATCAGGATTACAACTAGAAAGGGCTTCCTCTATTTTATCAACCATAATGTCATCAATTTTATTTTCTGTAGATGCTGCTAGCTCTCTAAGTTTTGCAATCATTTGTAATTTAAATGTTTCCATAGCCTCAACAATTACAGACACTGGAACAAAATCTTTGATTACTTTAACAATAAGTTTCTCAATCCAACCTGGCATCTTTTTCATACTAATTCCCCCTAAGTTTTTCGTCGTTAACGTAACGAGTGATGTAAACCACACGATCATTTAAAATTCTTATTTGATCTTCTAAATCACTTGTTCTCTCTTTTTGTTCCAAAGATCTTTGATCGTTTGTTGCTACTTGATTAATTACTACAGCAACCTGTTTATTCAGTTCCTGAATACTTTTTGAAAGATCCCAAAGAAAACTAATAGAAGCTGTAAGCATAGCTAACGTTACTGGTATGATAAACTTTTCAATAAAAGCTTTGTTCATTTCGGCAATCTCTAATCATTTTTTGATAATTAGATTGTATCACGAAATCGGTTAAATGTTTTCTTGCCATTTTCAGGAAGGTAATATTCTAATTCATAGACAATCGGTCTTGGACCTGACTTAAAATAGTTCTTTTTGTCTTTTAATCTTCGAGACATTTCAACATAGAAGAATCTAGCTATATCGCGAGAAGTGTAAGTAGATATGATTATTGAGTCTTTAAAATTGCAAGAAACACCCGCTACTCGTGCCCAATATCTATAGAAACAAAGCACTTTCACGGGTTTAATCATAAATTAATTAGATTCTAGGCAAGCTTTTAGCGCAGTTTGTGACGCTACATGATCAGATAGGCTAGTCATTGCTGATGCCAATTCTGATCCGCAATCTTTTGGACCAGGACTTGGATTGTCCCCAACTACTCTGCAGCTTTCTGCATCACTATGAATTCCGCAAATAGATACATTTTTAGACTCAGCCCAACTTTTTGCCCAATCACGAAATTTTTCAGTATAAGTTGAAGAAACATAACTAGTATCAGTGGTATTTGATCGGCTATTTGTACCTACAACTTTACGATCTCCATTCTGAAACATTACATATCCACCACCGCCCGAATCACCAGAGCATAGCGCAACACTTCCTCTAGTGACGGTATCGTAATCTGTTCCGCTAGGGCATTTAATAGTAGAAACCATCCCGATTCTAAACTTGCCATCGATATTGCCGCCCCAGCGCTGGCATCCGTAACCAGTCCAGAGATATTTGACTCCTGTAGCACAAGACGCCTCCCGCTCTGTTGCGATTGATTCAAATTTAATGCCAACTACAGGCTGGCTAACTAGGCATAAGGCCCAATCTGCAGTTGAATTACCGCGGTAACTAGGATTGTGAGTACAACTTGCAGTATATCGCGTGTTATTGATAGTAAAAGACTTGCTTCCACCGTTGCTTACACAGTGGGCGGCAGTAATTAAAACCTTGCTACTAATTAAAGTTGATGAACAGTTACCGACCCAAGGGGATGCTGGCCAATCAGCTGGATCTGCTACACTTCCGCCAATCAAGGCTGGTGATAAGTCGTTTGGATCTGAGAGATCTGCGTAATAAGGTGTTGTTTGTCCTCCACTGGCAAACGAAGCTGAAGTAATAAGCATCAAGGCACAAATAAAAATTCGCATAATTTCCCCCAATATATTTATTTATTAAGCGAATTGTAACCATACGCCATTACATAGGCAACAATCAGATCGAGCCTAGGACTCACATTATTTTTACCGTCTGGGGATTCCCATTGGCATCTTTGGTGACGGTATTCGTATTGGTTTGTTACATATCTTTCAATGTAGCTTTTTATATTTTCTCTTCCGCAGTAATGATCAACTGTCGGTATACCCATTCCTTTGGTATTTTCGCAAAACTGATTTCTTCCCTGTTTGCTAATCTTTTTATCCATAGTTTCTACAGTTAAAAAAGTTGATAGCGCTAAATTGACACGAAAGCAGGCATCAGATCCTTCTCCAGTAGCATGTGCAATCTGAACTAATGCAGGCCAGCCACCAACTAATTTTTCCATGTCTATCTTAGAATTTTCTGACGGTTCGCTTCTGATCATTAAATATGATGCTATTAGTTCTCTCGCATAAACGAATTCACCAAATATTTTTTGAGAAACATTTGCATGCATACGGTTACCGTTAGATTTCTGGTAGGCTACCATCTTTTCAAATGGTCCCATCCATAGTTCTAACTCGCCACAAGCGACAATTCGTCGCGATATTCCCATCAGTAAACCGACAAAACCATCAAAAGTAACTTCTCTTCCATTGTTATATTCACCTAAAGGATCAACCCTGATAATAGCGCCGCCTCTTTTGTCTACCATTCTTGCCATCTCTAAAGACAAGTTTTGTCCCATATCACATGGCAAAGCCCAAAGAGCTGTACCGCCCCATATAAGGGCTTCTCCTGAATGCATAGGCTCAAAATTAGGACCGCGACTAACTACACCGAAACCACCATAAGTATGATTTTCTATAAGGTTTTGAGATAAAGCCCTATAATCCATACGAGCGTATTCGGTAACATCTAGCTCTGGATATTTGTCTTTAGCTTTTGAGCATGATACTAAAAAGATACAGGCTATTATCAGGTATTTCATGTTACATGTTTCCAGATTTTTCAAAAATTGTTGCAACTGCAATGCGCTTAACTAGACGCCTATAGATACGTTTACGCAAACGCTCGATAGCTCTATCAGTGTGTAAAATGTTTCCGAACATACGCGTTCTGTCTAATAGCGAGTAAGAAATTTGTCCGTTTGGAAGAGTCTCTTCTTTCCAAATTTCAATTACTACTTTTCTAAGTCTTTTTGCTTCGCTGTCTCTAAAAATTTTGTACTTGATCATTTGTGTCCTTTCATTGACACAAGGTTAGAAGAATTAATAAAAGGATAAATTTCATTATTGACTCCTGTAAGTAACGGAGCCTGTCCAGATTGTTTTAGCTGACGCCGCACATCTGATATAAACCTGCAAAATACTGCTACTGTAACCGAGAGTTGTTTGTTGTTCAAATTCTGTATTTGAAGCAATGCTGTTGTTGTTTGAAATAAAACTAGTTCCTGCAGCTACCATCGCTCCAGTTGTATCGACTTGGTTAGAAAAATTAATCGGCGCTGGGATGCCTGCTGGTACAGGAAAATAGAAAACAGAAGTGTTAGTAGACACGCTTCCGCCATTAGAAGTTATATACCAGGATAAAGTTGTAAGACCGCCAACTGTATTCCAACGGAATTTTTTAGATCCAGGCGATGCCCAGTTTGTGACTGTGCCTATGTCTCCCTCGCCAGAGGATGCTTCTCGACTCACTAAACCTGAACTAGTACTAGTAGCTGCACCGAATGCTACGGCTTCACCCGCCGAGTAGTCAGATAATCTTTCGATCTCTAAAAAATTGTTAACAGTTGAGCCGCCGAGGGTCAAAGTGCCGCCGCCGCCGCGTAAAAGTTGGATGCTATCGCCTTTTGCAGCATATATAATTCCAGATGCATAGGCTGATGTGGTGCCGCTAGCTACTACAAACGAAGTGCCATTTTTCTGTAAGTTGACACTCACGGCTGTTGCACCAGTACCTGTCAATGCTGCTGATACTCGATAATAACCAGCCGTTGGAGTTGTATAGACTCCGCTAGAAAATGTAGCTGCTCCGACGTTGTAATCAGTTGATGTCCAAAGAGTCATTACCGCATTGTTTGCTACTGTAGCTGTAGAATTTGATACTGTTCGAAAGCGAGTATTTGCGTAATTAACTGCATCACTCATCAGATAATGTGGGGTATTTGCCCATTGTGAGATAGGGATAGAATAACGAACCAGAACCCTGTCAAGGTTTGCAAAAGTTATTGGATTAGTAGCATTTATTTCTCTTGTATAATGGTCAGTTGCCGCTAAGTCATCGAGGGCATAACAACGCATAGCAGTAGATGATAAATATCCTACATAACCAATTATCCTTGACGAACCGCTACCACCAGCGTCGTCATATACAATTACCTGACCAAAACTCCCTGGATTTGACATCCTGGATAAATCCGCTGTCAATCCGGAAAGTATATTTACATCTAAAGTAGCGGCTGTTGGAGCACCAGATAAAACTATTTCTATGTCAGCTATCAATAGTTCATTATTTCGCCAATATCGGCCAGTATAAGTTGTATTAGTCAACCACGAACCTGTTGTTGCTAACGCGCCCAAATAACCACTTGCAGCAGAATTAACAATCTGCCCTGGTCCCACTGTAATATCATCCAGCTTAACAGTATAAGAAGCCGCATTTGTAGTTGTGACATGAAATATTAAACGATAAGAGGAAGATGATGAGGAATCCCAAGAAATCTGAATAGGAACCTTAGCCGCTGGTAATGCTGCAACTGACGGAGTTATTAACGTGGCATTTGTTACATCATAAACATAGCAAGCCATATCGCCAGCAACATAGTTTGCGCCGGAACCATCCCATAGAAATGAGATAGTTCTTTTTGCTGCCTGAATGTATCCATTTGGAATTGTAAAAGCTGCCGCGATACCTTCACCACGTCCATCGGCTGCACTTTTTGCGATTTGTAAAGAGTAAGTTCCGCGTAAAGGGGATGAGGTTGAAGCCGTCACCGTTAAAGTTGAAGGTGTTCCTCCTGTGCCGTCTACCGGTACTGCCGCAGAGCCATCGTCATATGAAACCCAATTTGATGCCGACCCATTTGATAAATCGTCATAGAAAAATGTAACTTGGCCTGTTCCAGAACCAGAACCGATTGGAAGTTCTACACCTGCTGTTGTTTTTGCATATAGGCTATTGTCTGATTTAGCATATATCCTGAGAGTAGAAGCCGGAGGATTTAGTGGTGTTGCTACATGATCAAAATCTAAATAATTTGATACGTTTGCTCCATCTAATTCAGCATTAATAAACGGAACATTTTCAGGTGGAGTTACTGTAGTACCGTCTGCAAAATATAATGTTTTTACTTCACCTCTTGCCATTTTATTTCCTCAAAGTGAAAGATCAGAGACTTCGATCGCCTCAATCGTTGTTTTTTCAATATCTCTCTTTATATTCACAACTTTAACTTGGACAGAAGATCCATTTACAATATCAGATTGTATTGTCAAATCATCGTTAATATCTGTTTCGATATCTAAAGTAGCTGTAGATATCTTGTAAGTCTTAACAGGTCTTGACGACACAACAAGATGGTCGTTAATGCGTCCAGTTATATCATCCAAATAATGCACAAGCTGTTTTGGTCGAACAATGTTGTAAAGCCTAGACGCCAATTGATTGACGGCAGTAGATATTGAGTTTTCTAAGCTATCGTTATCTGATTTGTCGTTATTATTATAGGCTATTACAGATGTATATATATCACGGTAATCAATATTAAAATTAATTTCTTGGTCTAAAATGGTATCAGAATTTCTTGTGTTCGAAGGTAAAGAATTTTTTAGTAAGTGATACTCAACTTGACCGTTTGTATTAGAAAACATGAAAGAAAGTGTGGATTTGGTAATATCTTCTGCATATTTCAAATATGTATCGTAATCACTTTCTTGATAGGTCGGTATTGAAGTCAAAACACCAACATTCAAATCAGTATTTGCATTTGTAAAACTAGAATCATTAGTTTCGACTCCGGCGCTTGACATCATTTTTTTTAAATATGTGCCGTGTTTATGCATAGGTATATTAGCTATGTTTGGCCTAATCTTAAAAAATACTGTGTCAGATGTAGGATTTAGTGCATTGAAATTTGGTGTAGATATATAAGGTAAAACGATTGCATTTGATTCAAAGCTAGTTGTAAAAACTATTTTTACATATTTATTTCCGCCTGACGTGGTTGTTTCAATAACGTTATAATCTTGACCATAGATAGGAAAAAAATCTACACCACCCTGATTAATGACAATAGAAACACATGGGAAACTAGTTATGACTGCTGCAGTAGAAAAATTAGGAAATGTCGGCACAGTTGTCGTGTGAATTTCAACGTTAGTAAATCCTGGCGTGTCAAAATCTAATGCTATAACAATACCAGAAACAGTATTTGAAGATTCTGTTATTTCTACAGAATCACCAACTTCAACGTTCATCGTATTCCAGGTAGCTGTAGTAAATTGAAAGATAGTTGATTTCCCAGAAGTTGTTGCACCAGATTTAGTACCCCAAATAGTTGAAGCTATAGCTGAATTTGCACTGCCATCGTGAAGTAGTCGGCAAAGCCCCCAAGTTCTATTGTCTGTTCCAAAATTACTGAACTCAAAATCAGTATTGATTGCTTCTGGCATAGTCTCTGAATTTAAACGAAATGACTTAAATTGAAAAAAAGATAAGGGAAAAGCTGGTGTTGTTCTATATCTGCTACTATTGCCCACTATCAATCTATTTAAATAACCATGCTTTTTTGCATCCATATTTGGAAATGATTCAGATGTTTTGTAAAAAAATGACTCGTTAACCGTATCGCCAAAATATGCTGGCTGATCAAGCCTAGAAAACGGGTCATAAATATCAATATCGACAGAAGATACGCCTACAAAAATGTTCCTGCACTTTCCTTTGTAAACTAACCTTGAATTATCGTTTGAGGTAATGCAAAGCCATATTTCTACGTTTGAATCTGAAAAAGAATCATTCTCTGTAAGGTATTGAGTAAAGTTTGCATCCTCATTATTGATAGATATAGACGTATCCTCAACGGTAAAAACACCATAAACAACGTTTGAAACACCTTGCTTGATTTGTGGTGGTGAAACAATTCTAGGCTGCCAAAGCCTAATATCAGTAGAAGTATTTGTTGGAGTTTCGTGCCAGTGTTCGCCTTCTGAAGTTGTATAGAAAATATAATACTTTATAATTATTATATTTGTTGTCGAGTTTGGGGCAGAAGCCAACTTTACTTTAAAAGTCGAAGTATTTTGATCGTAATAATAAGTATCGTTGGATGATGGAGGATCTAAGGTAACCTTTGTTAAAGGAGTTCCATTTCTCTCTACCGATGAAATCGGTAAATTAAAACTCATTGTGTAAACGCCACCGCCAGCGTTTGCAAGAGAATCAGAAACATATCTGGCTGGATTTAATCTAATAAGCATCCAGCGTGCTGTAGATCTTTTTAGTTTTTCAGTAGCAATGCTCATTTTTCTAAGCTTTCTTCTCTAAGTCCTATGAAACTATGCTTAATAACACTGCCAATCATGAGGAATGCTAGATAAAAGGCATCCAAATTCCTGGTATAGTTTTCAATCTCAATGCCAAAATAATACGTTGAACCAGACTTAACCCAAGGCCTATTATTAATCGTAAAACCAACACGCCCAAGCCAGCTAGTTGAGTTTCCAGTTATTTCTGAAAGAGCATAGGCTTCACCTCTAGAAATTAACTTTGTCAAAGCTGAGTCTGCATACATGTTAACTCTTAAAGTCTCATTTCCGCCAGCAGTGCCAAGCTTGTATAGTGTTAAAACCATCTGCGCAATCTGTTGGTTATCAGGAAATACCACACAAGCTACCGGTACGATCTCACTCGTACCAGCAACTTTAAACCTACCTATAGATGAATATTTTTGTATCGACATATTAGCCGACTACCTCTCTAACGCTCATTGATTGCGAGAAATATTTATAGCGTAGGTGGTCCTGCTGATAAGGATCAGTAAAAGTTACATACTTTGTTAATTCACCGACTGTTTCAGATATTAAACCTGTAGGGTCAATTGAAATAAAGAATGGAGTAGATATCCCAACTTGGTTAAACATATCACGCAAAAGGTATCTATCTGATTCACTAACCCATTCAATTGAAAAACTATAATTCCAATATTTTGGCTTTAGCCGAAAGAAAGCTGTTCCACCTTCGCTATATGAGACAATCGAATCATCAGATTGGACAGATGAAAATCCGTTATTAATATTGTGAGTCGTAAATGATTCGTAACTTCCTAAGTAAAGAACCCTTAAATCAAAAGCTGATGGGCCAGCTGGATTTTCTTTATCTATAAACTCAAACCGCCAATATCTGTAAGTTGTATCGCCATCAAGGAAATGAATAATTCCGTCTGCTGTCGATGTAATATTTACAGTGAGTGCTGGAGATGAAAATGAATTAATGTTGTTTGCGTAAAGCCTGACAGTAGCTGTTGCCGGTATTTTAAATGCCTCTGAAACCCTGCCAATAACGGCTAAAGTTGTAACTGGTCTTGCCTCACCCAAATCAAATGTTACGTATTCAGATGTATGAATTCTAATAACATCAGCAACTTGGCCCGTTCCTACATCATCATCTACCGCACCTATGTAACCTATTGTATTCCAAACAGCGTTTGAGGTGGTCGCTAACCTAAGTAAGGCTGTGCCTGATGATCTGCCGATAGTAAATTTAAATGTTGTGCTTGAATATGTACAAGTCCATAAAGTCGATGATGCGTTAAGACTTGTCTGAATATGGGCTGCTAGTAAAGCCCCTGTTGTATAGATTGCCTCAGTCAAAGAAACGGTTTTATCTGAACCGTCGTTTATATAAATCTCTTTGTTTGTAGCACTAATTGTAAATTGCCCTGTCGGTCTCCATCCACTAAATCGAAAGCTTTCTACTAAATTGTCTGCGTCAAATCCGGCAAGTTCTGAAGATGGCGTAATAGTGGCGAAATCAGATGCCGCAAAATTATTATATAAAAATCTCGCTTTGGTCATCGTGTGGCCAACCTTTCGTTTCTTCTATTCAGATCAAGGATAGTTTTTCCTAACACTTTTTTATCTACGGTAACTTCAATAGTCTGAGATCCAGAGTTATTTAGTTTTGAAGATATTTCAGATAGAAGTGAAATCATTTGCTCGTTACCAAGTCCGCCTGCGCGTGAGTTAGCTAGGAAGTCTTTTAAATCTTGATTTGAATTTTTATCTACTACTCTTTCACCTGATGATAGGCGAGCAAGGAAACCGTCGTTTTCAAATCCAGACGGTACTTCTGTGATGCCGGTAGCGAACTTTGGTAACTGAAATCCTCCGCCGCCGCCTTTAATTTTCTCTGTAGCACCTTTAATTTTATCGCCAGAAAAAGCATTTTTGATTGCATCTTTTATGCCGTTAAATAAATCACTTAAGGCGTCTCTTATCTGCCCTGGAAAATTTTTAAAAGCTTCGCCTATACCGCTAAATAAGCTAGTTATTTGATCTCTCACCTGTAAGAAACCGTCTGTAAACTTAGCTCCGAGATTCTCAAAAGCACCATTAAATTTATCTGCAATAGCGTTTATGGTATCTCTTATTTGAACAAAGGCAC